GAGCCAGCGTCGTGCCTGACGACGCATATGTTCCGATTCCGATCTCAAAGTCTGTGCCATCGGTGCAGCAGTAATAGGTCGTGTTCCCGTTGCCGACTTGCGAAAACGCCTCAAAACCAGTAACGGCACCAGCGAGTGTATAGGTGCCAGTGCCGGTCGTAGTGGTCGTCTCCTTCAGACGATCTTTCAGAACAAGTGCCATTTACTTCAACTCAATGGTGAGGTTCCCTGCATTGATGCGAAAGATGTCACCCGATGCAATCGCCTTCGATGCGTCCAGTGCGCCGACAAACAGGATGTTGCCGCTGCTTGATGCGTCTGCGAGGAAAGCATGTGTCACAGTGTAGGTGGCTACACCGCTTGAGGCTGGGAACTCAATATTAGCCGCGTTTACGACCGTTTGCTGATCTGTTGACGAAGAAGCCAGTGTCCAGTTCGCTGCGGTCACCTGCCTGCGAACATAGTTTGCGTCCTGTGTCGAGGTGTTCACTTCTGTCAGAGTGCCTGCTTCTGCGTTGCTGACAGCAGTGGCTAATCCCACATAGATTGAGTCACCCGGACTTGAAAAACTTCCGGCGTTGTTCTTGAAGATCAGGCTAAGTAGCTTGTTCTCCAAATAGGTGGTTGCTGCGTTTGATGTTGCCATCTTCTACTCCTTATGTCCGAGGCCGATCCGGCAGACCTCTGCGATACGCATCACTGTTTTCCCTAGCTTCTGCCAGATCTTTAATCCGAGACAAGGCTTCGGTGAACTGCTTCTCGTACATCTGAAGCATGTCCTGTTCACCCTTCATGTAAATATACGCTTCATACAGCGAACCGTAAAGCAAGGCGTTGGGAGCGTTGTCACTAAGCCATGTGGTTCCACCGTCCGCCCCCGCAGTCAAGGACGCCGGGCGATAGTAGTAATGCAGCTCACAGGTGTAATTACTGTCTGGGGTTGGAGCCACGATAAAGTTGCTCACATCAAAAAAAGCGTAATATTTCGGAGTGCCGGTGGATGAAGCGTTTGGGTGATATTCTTGTAAGAAGTTCACATCCTTTTGCAATAAGAACTCTTTTGAACTGCTGTTAGTGATAGACAAGGAAAAAGACGCAAGATAATCAGACGGAACAGATAAGTAGGGATCGTTCTGCGTCAAAGCACTGGTCGCGTTTTTACGAAAAAGCTCAAGATCCACCAGCTTAAATATGCGATCTTCGGCTGCACGAATGAACACAGGCAGATTCGTCACGAAGGACGTTTCAGTGTTCTCCGTGTAGTCTTGAATTGCTGTTTTCAACTGCGCGTAGGTAAAAGCCATCAAGCAATCCTTACAATCGCGTTACTTGAATCTGCCGTCGGGAAAGTGATCGTGAAATTAGAGCTACTGGACGCTTGGTCCGATCCAAAGTCGAATACTGCAACAGCTTTGTTTGAATCACTGCTGTTGTAGATCAAGCAACCTCGCGCTGTGATAGTCGAGCTTGAAAAAGTCACATCGTTAAAATCCACATACGCTGTAGTTCCACTCGTTGTTGGGGCCACCGCTGTCAAGGTGGCTCCACCCGCGCTATAACCCGTACCACTCACCTCATTACTGGTTGTGTACGCCGTGGTGGATGCACCAAGGTTTGCGCTGCTAGTGTATAATGCAACCTTGAAGGTGTCCCCTCCCCCCGCGAAGTTATGAACACCCTCAAGAAGCTCTTTCTTGAAACTTGTGCAGACTGCTGTCGTGATAGCCATTTTTTACTCCTACGGCGTATTTGCGGTGCCGCCCATTCCGCTATGTTGAGTGCAATAATAGTATAGAGTTGGTGCGCCTACCGCTACTGTGATTTGTGTGTAGGCTCCAGCGTTACCCGGCACACCGTTGGTTGTCACGCCTGTTGTGTACTCACTGCCCCCTGCATGTGTGCCATTAGAAGTAGTGGAGAACCTTAGAGGATGTCCAGAATTAGTGTTATCAGACTGATCAAATCGGTATGTGCTTCCCTCGCTCAAGTTCAACGTAGCTTGGCGAACACCGTCGATATAGTATTTGTTCGCTCCATAATACGAAGCCACCGTGACCGCATAGGTGGTAATTCCTACATTCACCGTAGGAGCCGTCACAGATACCGTCGCTGAAACCCCGGTCAAGGTGACTGCTACGCTACCTTGAACTGTTAGCGTTCCTAATGAAACTGTGGTTGATAGGCCTGTCAGCGCCACACTGATTGGCTGAACCGGCACTGCCCCAGAAAGAGACAACTCCCCAACTGAAACATGTAGTTGAGGGGTCAAAATGTAACGCAGAGTTGTTAAATCAAACGCCGGAAGAGAGACATTCGCCGATATGCTGTCGTTAAAAGGCCGTGCATCTTTTAACGCCTGAGCATCTGTCGGGGTTTTAAAAGGTCCTAGTTGAGGGTGCTTGGTCTCATACTCGTCTTTTCCAACGAGAAGCCCATTCCACTCTCGACGCATATCCTTATACCGATATCGAAGCCCTGATCGATCTGATATGGCATACGAATATTTTCCCGTAGCGAACTTGGACATTAGCCCACCCTAAAATACTCATACTGAGGAACCACACTGTATGAAGCTCGATCCCGATCTTCAGTCATGGCTCGTTCAAACTCTTCTTCATAAACCGCCTTGAGAAGCTGGATCCGCTCTGGAGCCCGTTTCATCGCGATATAGTAGGCAAGGCCCGCGGCAAGACATGGATAGAACCGAAAGGGAACGTCCAAAGTGTTAGTGGCAGAATCCGCGTCATCCATGCGAGTAAGCGCATTGTAGTAAAGAACGTCCGTGCTGTTCTCTGGAGTAGGCCAAAGCTTCAACGAAGGCGTGATCTGGCGATCTAGGAAGAACTGCGAAGGACGGCCCTCTGTGCTTTTTGTCGGTATGTTCTGATAAGCGTCTCGACTGATGCGCTCCAGCGCAAAATCTGTGCCGCTACGGCGCACGACAGCCGACAAAATATCGATCACATCCGCGCCCAAGGAATATGCCGAGGTCCCGTCTGTCAGAGCCTGTGTGCGCTCTACAATGGTCCATTGGTTCAAACCACGATTAGCCCACTCGGCCAGCATCAGGTTCAAAGATCTACGAGCAGTTTTAAGATCATACCCGGTGCGAACTTCTAAGCCACACCGCTCAAACGCCTCTTCAATGTAGTCAGAAACATCTAATTCAAAGTTCGTGCTGCCCGAAGTTGCCATTATTCCTTCTCCGCATACAGATTGTCAAAAATCTGATTTACATCCATGGTATAGTCTAAATCCGATTTTGAATAGTGTATGTGTTGAGAGGGCAAAAAGTCTGGAGGACCCTCGCCTGTTTCAAACCAAGCTGGATGCGTCACTCGCACACGATTGTTGGGCAGAGCAACGATATTGCCTGTATACGGACCCGCATCCAAAAGCTCTAAGACATGGCTTTGTTTGTGCTGTGCAGGATCGTCGGCTATCTCGCTCTCGGTGTAGTCCACGGTAAAATAGTATTTAGCTGGGTAAAACTCAGGGCCTATTTTAGCAATCCATGGGCAGGGGTGAGCCCGGTCTAAACGATAAACTGCGTGTGTATGGGACATGCAGTCCCAAGGTTGAGCTAGATGGACGGGCATAGGTTCCGGCCATTCTTCAAGGGGCGTGTCTCCAACAAGGGCGGTTATGGGCATTCTTGCCCACATTGCGCCCCCGTGAACATTGGGTTGATCTGTTCCGTCAGCTTCACAGCCGGTGAAGATCATTTGAAAGCTCAAACAACGGCTAGGCATAGTCGTCACCGCGATAGCCATAGCGTGAATAAACTCACCGTGGTAATTCAAATGATTACAGGTGTATTCCTTCCGCACCCAGCACTTGAAGTGCGGAATATTGCTTTGAAGATAAGGCAAGTTACTTTACCTTGCCGCCCTTGGCATAACCCTTCTTCTTCATCATGCCGCCGCCAGCCATCTTTGCGACCTTGCCGCCTTTGGCGTAGCCCTTCTTCTTCATCATGCCAACTTTGCCGCCGCCAGCCATCTTTGCGACCTTACCACCCTTGGCATAACCCTTTTTCTTCATGCCAACTTTGCCGCCTCGGGCCATACCTTTAGCTTTCATGTTGCCCCCAACAAGAGTGGCGGCATACTCGTCCATGGTCATGTATTCTTTAGCCATTTCACGCTCCTACGCTTGACTTACTGAACCCTTAGTTCTTTTCCTGCGGTCTGCCATCACTACCCCGCAGCCTCGGGCGACCGCCGTCCCGGCTACTTTTTTGCCCCTGAACGGCCTTTTGGCTTTCGTTTC